ATGAACATTCCTGACGACGGCATCATTGCCACTGCAGGCGTTTATATTGATGCGTTTACGGGTTCGGCAAATCAGCTTACGATTATCTTGTCGTAGGTGCTGAGATGGTCGGCAGTGAGGTAACGTCCTTTTACTCTCAGACTTCGGCAGCGTTGGTTCAACGGCGCTGTCGGCTTCAAGGTGTGCTTTTGACATATGAATCAGGAGCCACAGGGCATGTCGTACTTTACGACAACGCTTCAGAAGCGTCAGGAAAGGTATTACTTAGAGTCGATGAAACTTCTCAAGGTATGGAAGAAATATTTCTTCCTGGGGACGGTATACTAGCTAAAAAAGGTGTCTACGCTTCGATTCCCAGTAACACTACCATATCAGTGATTGTGGAGTAGTTATGGCTAAGATCGACAAGTCCAAGATGAAATGCAACAAGCCAAAGCGCCAAATTTCTGGCGGGAAGAAGTCTGTTGTAAAGGCTTGTAAGGACGGCAAAGAAAAGATCATTCGTTTTGGTGATGCCAACATGACCATTAAGAAGTCGGATCCCAAGCGTAGGAAGTCTTTTCGGGCGCGGCATGGATGTGATACAAAGAAGCTAGATAAACTATCGGCCCGTTATTGGTCATGCAAGATGTGGTGATTGATTTGGATAAGAACGTACAACTTATTTTCTGGGGCGGCGCGGTTACACTTTGCACTGCAGGGATCGTGTGGATGGTTTCTACTTTGATCGCCGTAGACAAACGAACTGAAGTGATAAATGTAAAGCTAGATCACTTAGTCGAAGCTGTTGATGAATTGACAACAAGAAAGGCACGTTATGATAGGCCGTGGGCAGATGCCGTTCCAAATATCCAAGCCGCCAGAGAGGTCAACTGATGGCCGAGAAAAAGAAAAAGCTCGACGCCTGCGCCAAGAAGGTCAAAGCTCGGTACAAGGTGTGGCCCAGCGCATACGCAAGCGGAGCGGTAGCCAAGTGTCGAAAGGTGGGAGCCGACAACTGGGGCGAATCTTCTAAGAAACGTAAGCGCCCTGTAAAGAAGAAGATGAAGGACGGCGGCTATATTGCTTACGGCTGCGGCGGAGTTATAGAGGGGCGTCGTAAAGAGACGAATAACTACTGATGGCGAAGAAGGACAACTCATTACGCAAATGGTTTTCCCAGAATGACGGGAAGGGTTGGGTTGACTGTAAGACAGGCAAGCCCTGTGGTCGTCAGAAGGGCGAAAAGCGCAAGAGTTACCCAGCTTGTCGTCCAACGATGGCACAGTGTACGTCCGCGGCGAAAAAGAAGAAGTCTTCGAAGCGTATTAACTGGAAAGCCAGTGGTGGCTTGGTAAGAGTGTTTTGATAACTGAAGGAGTTATGTTATGAAAGATCTAAGTGGTGACGGCAAAGTAACCAAGAAAGACGTTCTGATCGGTCGCGGTGTTATCGAGAAGAAGAATGGCGGCATGCTGAACGGCTACATGGGCGGCGGCATGATTAAAAAAGGTTACAAGTACGGCGGCAAAGTTAAAGGTTACAACGCTGGCGGGTGCGTAATGGCGGGCCGAGGCGGATCGTTTAAAGGAAACAGCTGATGGCAACTTCAGGTTCAAGAGATTTTAACCTCGATGTAGGCGAGGTTATTGAAGAAGCGTATGAACGCTGTGGCCTCGAGGTCCGCACGGGCTACGATGCTCGCACGGCGCGTAGGTCCTTGAATCTGATGTTTGCAGACTGGGCTAACCGTGGGTTAAACCTGTGGACAGTTAAGCAGGGGACAATCACCCTTACCCAGGGTCAAGCGCAAGAGACGTTGCTGGATGATGTGGTGGATCTTCTTGATGTTGTGGTTCGTCGAGATGGCACGGACTTTGAGGTGGAGCGTATTAGCCGTGGTGAATATGCAACGCTTCCGAACAAAACGACTCAAGGCCGTACTAGCCAGTATTGGTTGAACAGGCAGATTGATCCTGTAATCAACCTTTGGGCTGTACCAGAGAACTCAACGGATCAGTTGATTTACTATTATGTCCGTCGGATTGAAGATGCCGATTCTTTGGTTAATACAACAGACATGCCGTTTCGTTTTTTCCCTTGTATGGTTGCAGGGCTGGCCTATTACATGGCGATGAAACGTGCGCCGGAGCGTGTTCAATTGTTGAAGACGGTATATGAAGAAGAGTTCCAACGTGCGGCGGACGAGGACCAAGGTCGGACTCCTTTGAAACTGCAGCCTAGTTTGAGTTACTTGAGGGTATAATGGCATACGCTAGCGGTAAAAATGCTTGGGGTATATCTGATCGGTCTGGTCGCCGTTACCGTCTTCGTGAGATGAAGGTGGAGTGGACGGGGGCCAAGGTTGGCCCAGACGAGTTCGAGCCCAAACATCCGCAGTTGTATCCACCCAAGGCGTATCCAGATCCGCAGGCTTTACGAGATCCTCGTCCTGAGACGCAGCTTTCCGAGCAACGGGCAGTGCAGTGGGGCTGGAACCCTGTGGGATTTAACTATCAACCAGGGATCTCTCCTGACAACGAATTAGTTGCAGCAGGTTCAGTTGGAACAGTCACGGTGGTAACGACATGAGTTTTACATACGCGCAGCTAAAGCAGGCTATTCAGGATTATACGGAGAATGACGAGACATCTTTTGTCAACAATCTTCCGCTGTTTATCCGTCTTGCCGAGGAACGCATTTTAAAAAATGTGCAGCTTAACTTGTTCCAAAAGAATCAGTTTGGAAACATGACCAGCGGCAACGAGTACCTTGCTGCTCCGTCAGACTTCCTTGCGCCGTTTTCTTTAAGCATCGACGTAAGCGGCAGCAAAGAGTTTTTGTTGTATAAAGATTTGGATTTTGTACAGACGTACACCCCGGATGCTGCAACGACAGGGCAACCCAAGTATTATGCTCAGTTCGATGTGGATAACTTTATTATCGCGCCAACGCCTGACGCCAGCTATACCGTAGATATTCACTATCTATATCGCCCTGCTTCTATTACATCTGGGGCGGAAGATGGTACGACATGGTTGTCACAGAACGCAGAGTTAGCGTTGTTGTATGCTTGCTTGATTGAAGCGTACATTTACATGAAGGGCGATGCTAACGTAATGCAGATGTACAACCAAAGGTTCGTGGAAGCGGTATCTAGATTGAAGAACTTGGGCGAAGCTCAAGAGACTATTGATGAGTACCGCAGAGGCCCAGTTGTAAGAGATAGATCATGATTCCTAGCGCAAAAGGTGATACACTGGATTTCAAGGTTGAGGTACACACCACTCAAAACCGAGGCTTTACGCCAGAAGAAATAGCGGAACGGTGTGCAGATAAGATTATTTCTGTCTCAGATGAGGCGCATCCTGCGATACAAGCGCAGGCCCATGCGTTCAAGAAGCGGATCGTACAGTTGGTTGGATTTTACTTACGAGAGGCTGTTAAAAGCGACAGGACTACGGTATATAATGCACTTACAGACGCAGGGCACCCAGAACTTGCGGAACTTATAAGGAGAATGTGACATGGCCTTTACTGGTAACTACATGTGTACATCGTTCAAGAAAGAACTTTTGTTCGGTGTCCACGACTTTGACGTTTCAACAGGTGATACGTTTAATATCGCTTTGTATACTAGCTCGGCTACGCTTGATGCTTCTACGACTGCTTACTCAGCGACAAACGAAGTAAGCGGAACAGGGTATTCGGCGGGTGGTCAGGCTTTGACTAACGTAGATCCGACAAGTTCAGGGACGACAGCGTTAACTGACTTTGCTGATGAGACATTCACGACAGCGACAATCACTGCTCGTGGCGCGTTGATTTATAATACGACACCAAATACAACATCGATTTCGGTAACAAACCCATCGGTTGTTGTGCTTGATTTTGGTGCGGACAAAACGTCAACGGCGGGTGACTTCACAATCGTATTCCCAACAGCGGACGCATCTAACGCCATCATTCGTATCGCGTAAGGTCTAGGTTATGGCCTCGTCAACTCTATATGAAGGGTGGGGTCGATCCACCTGGAGTGACGGTTCTTTTGGCACTCCTATCCTCAAGGTTTTTGTGGACGGTGTTTCCGCCACAGGAGCGGTGGGGTCTGTTTCGGTTATTGCCGAGGCGAATGTTGACGTAACGGGCTTAGAGGCGACAGGCGGCGTTGGCACAGTAACGGCGACTGGTCAGGCCAATGTCCCGGTAACGGGGCTTGAAGCCGTTGGCGGCGTTGGCGGCGTTTCGATTGTTGCCGAGGCGAATGTATTCCCAACAGGTGTTGAGGCTACGGGTGAGGTTGGCACTGCTGCTGTTGTGGGTGGTGCAACAGTAGAGGTCACTGGTGTATCTGCTGATGCCCTAACGCCAACTGGCGGTTCT